TGCCAATGGATCCTATGATGGACGGTGGAATGCCGCCTATGGATATGATGCCGCCGGAAGGTGAGGCTCCTATGGAAGCAATGGGAGATGAACTTGCGGAGGAAGGTAGAGGAGGCGATCAGATTGTCGGCCATCTTACCCCCGGTGAGATTGTGATTCCTACTGATATACTGGACGAAGAGTTAACTGAAATCTTAGATGAATTCTTCGCTGAGAATGGTATATCTATGGCTCAGTACACTGTAGGACATGAAGAGAATTCTATTAACCCGGAAACAGGTATGCCGGAGTTTTTCTTGTTTGGCAGCGGCAAACGTGGGGGTCGGCATAATGATCCCCGAAGAAACTGGGCTGAAACTAGTTATTGGGGATACTCTGGTACTGAATCAGGTAGAAGAAAAGATACTGGAGTAAAAGAATTCGGTATTAGTATGGAAGATTATAATAGATTTAATGAGTATATGAGCACATACAGAACTAAACGAGATGAAGAACAAGGAGTAAATTTAGCGGAGATACTTGATTCAATAGGACTTATGTACACAGGCGGAGGCCCAATGCATTTTGCTTATACGCAAGCGGTTCAGGGGAAAAGCAGTTCGCACATCGATTTTTATATGGATAGGGTTCCTGATTTTAAAAAGGCAGTTGAAATTGGAAAACAAAATAGAAGATATGCTTTTTCGCTGATTAGTCGCCCTTCTTGGAGCAGACCACGAAACGAAAACACTTTTCACGCTCAACAAAATCGAATCCGCAACAATGCGCTAGCGAAGGCGAGAGCTGCAGCTCTTAAAGCTGGAAAAAATGTTGCGGCTAATTGGGGATCTCTTTCGGCTCTTCAAAAGGCAGGTCCTTGGCGGCATGCTGAACAATATTCTGATGAATGGTCAGACATGAGTGAGACTGAGAAGAAAGAAATCTTTGAAGATTTTATGCGTATTGTTCAGGTAGAAAAGGCAGCTCCATACGCTGGTATGTGGGGTGGTGCTGCTAAGGGATACGGCGATAGGCCCAGTGATGGATATGCTTCTACAGAAATCATGGGTAATCCTTACATTCCTATGGATGAAGAAGCACAAGCTGCTTATGACGCTTTAGCTCCTGAGCAAGTTGAATATAGAACAGCAAGTCAAGAAGTTTCACAACAATCAATGATTGATTTTATGGCAGAACAAGAAGCTCAGCAAGAGGCTTACCTTGAGCAAATGAGAGCTCAGTTGGAAGCTGAAAGAGTTCGCGCTGGAGAGGAGCGAAAGAAAGCATTAGCTAAGCAGGCTAGGTTAAATAGAATTCAGGCAGGCAAAGAGGATAAGCCTCAGTTTAGTAACGTAGCAGCAGCCGAAGCAGTGGGCGGGGTTACAGATCCCCGTAGTATGGTTGCTCGAAGTTACAATCGTAGAGCTACCTATGGGGGTAGTAGAACTTTAACAGGATTTAGAGCTGCTGGATCAAGTGGCTTTGTACAGAGACCGTCCTAAGGAGGTACGTATGAAAAAGAATAGATTCGGATATGATAACATTACAAGCCTCTTAGGTTCTGGAACTCCTTTTAACTGTAGGTTTAAAGGTGGTGGCGGTATTCAAGCTCCTCAACAAGCAGATAATACAATGCAAATGATGGCAATGTTTCGGGAACAGGCTGATATTCAGGAAGCTAGGTTTCAAGCTATGGAATCTGCACGTATGGAAACTATGATGCAGATGGAACAGATGCGTCTTGTTCATGAGGAAAAACTAAGAGAGCAAATGAAGAGAGCAGACATCGAAGCTGAAAGATTACTTAGAGAAGAAACACTTGATGCGGTTCAGGAATCTGAGGCTGTTGCTATTCAGCAGGAGGCGGAAACTCCAGAAGGTTTAACGATTGATTGGATGTCTGCATTACAGCACGGTATGACCGGCGAAGACTATTACCCTGAATAAGGAGACACTTTATGTCAATGGCTGAGAAAACAATACGAGATAGATTTCAAACTCTAGATAGCCTTAGACATTCAAAGATGGAAAGAGCTAGACATTGTGCATCTTTAACAGTGCCTTCTTTATTGCCACCAGAAGGATGGAATGAAGAAATGTCTCTCAACTCCCCTTATTCTTCGGTAGCATCTCGGGGTGTTACCTCAATGGCAAGCCGTATTTTATCTGCTCTACTGCCTCTAAATGATACACCATTCTTTAGGTTTGAATTAAAGAATGGTATGGAACCAGACAGAGAAACTACTGAGTTTCTTGAAGCTGTTTCTTATCAAGTCTACAATAAACTTTCATCTAAGAACTTAAGGGAAACTTTGTTCTTAGCTTTACAGCATTTAATCGTAGCAGGAGATTGTCTTCTTATTCAAGAGGATAATCTTAATTTTAGGGTCTTACGATTAGATCAGTACGTCGTTAGGAGAAATGTTGATGGAGATGTTCAAGAAATTATTCATCTGGAATACACATCTAAACCTAATGATGAGGATGCTTATTCTTATTATACTACCTCGGTTGATGACAGATCCCGTAAGGGATACGATACCATCTATTGTCGTATGACTAGAGAAGATGATGACACATGGGCTGTTGTTAAAGAAGATGAAGATGGTGCTGTTGTTGACAGAGGAACTTATGTTGTTTCCCCGTATATACCCCTTAGGTGGTCAGCTGTAGCTGGAGAAAACTATGGTCGATCTCACTGTGAAGATATCATTGGCGACATCCAAGCTTTAGAGTCTTACACCGAAGCTGGTATGGAAGGCATGGCTGCTGGCTCTGCCTTCTGGATTGGTATTGATCCCGCCGGATTGACAGAACTTGACGATGTTGCTTTGGCACAGAACGGCAGTTTTGTACCGGCAAGAGCTAATGATGTCTTTACTATTACACCCTCGGGTCAGATGAACAGCCAGATTCAGTCTACTCAGGCTGCTATTGAGATGATGCGTCGTGAAATTGGTGTAGCTTTCCTTATGGACTCAGCTACTATGCCTACGGGTGACAGAGTTACCGCTACTGCTATCCGAACTATTGGTAGAGAGCTGGAGCAGGTTCTTGGTGGAGCCTTTTCGGCTATTGCTAGACAGCTTATGAAACCTATGGTTCAGAGAACTGTGCTGTTAATGTTGGACAATGAAGAGATTGATCCTAAGTTAGAGAATGCTTTTGAAGAAGACGGTGGTCTCCTTTCTATTGAAATTGTCACAGGACTCTTAGCGTTGAGTAGAGATAGCGATCTTACTAAGCTTATGCAAATGGGTGAAATGGTTAGAAACCTTCCGCCCGAAGCCATGGCATTGTTTAAGTGGGATTCTTATGGCCGTGCTTTAATTACATCCTTAGGATTTGATGCTAGTAACTGGATCAAGAGCGAGGAAGAGGCACGTCAGGAACAGCTTGAGATGGCTCAGATGCAGGGTGAATTGGCAAACCAGCAGCAGCTTCAACAGCAGGCAGGGTCAGCTGCAATTGATACCATGGGACAGGCGGCTCAGATGGACTTAGCTGAAACCGGCGGTGAAAACATTATGCCAACTCTTGAGCAAGCAGGTATGATGCAATGACTATAGACCATAAATTAATTACGCCCGGTATATCTAAAGAAGAAACCCCTTTGTATACATGTGATATTGTAGGTAGTGGAGATAGGTTTGCTTTAAAGGTAAACCAAGATACCTTACTTACTGCTGCCACTAAAGAATATTGTTTAGCTTATCGTAAGGAAATGTTTTCTAATAGAGGCTTAGTTGTCCCTAATGATACAGATTTAACATGGAATTATAGGCAAGCTCCTCTTTGGACTCCTGAAAATTTTGATGGCCCTGCACAAAATATAGCAGCATGGTGGAAATTTGATGAGTTAGACTTAGCTGATGGGGCTTCAGTTGTTACACATAACGATTCAAGTGGAAACGGAGTAAACCTTACAGGTGTTAATGTAACGTATAGTACTAGTGCTATTAATGGACTAGGAGCGGCTAATTTAACCACTTCTAATGCTCTGTTTCAAGCTGCGGATAATGCAGCATTAGATATGGAAGACAATCCTGTAGAGTTTTATATGGTTTGGAAACGAGGTTCTGATCTAACTTCTAACAATAGATACTTCTTGTGGAAGAAAAGTACTAGTGATGCTACTTTAAGATGGGGGTGGCATACGTTTAGAAGTGCAGGTAAGTCTGGAAATCCTGATGTTGTAAAGTATTATCTTAGACGAGGAGGTTCTAAGTTTAGTAGTGATGTAGTAGCAGAAGGATACTGGACTGTTGGAAACTCTTACTTAGCTGAAGCTGTTGTTCAACCTACAGATGAAACTATAGATTTTTATGTTACTGGAAATGTGCATGGATCTCCTACAGGTGACCACGATAGTAACGTAGATAATGATGGTGTTTTATATGTAGGAAACTATGAGACCGGATCTGCTCCAATGGCTGGACATTTGGGCGAAATGATTATGGTAACTTATTCAGAAGGACCCGATGATATTCCTCCTTCTGAAGTTTTATTGAGAAGTCAAAGGTTGGAAATTGAAGGTTACTTAGCCCACAAGTGGGGGCTAACAGCAGACCTTCCATCCGATCACACCTATAAAACAGACCCGCCACGGCGTGATTCTGTGTATACTTAAGGGGGGAACACATGGATGCTAATGGTTGGGACGAATACAAAAGATTAGTTTTGAATGAACTTGAACGGTGTAGCCACCGTCTCGACGATATCGACAAGAGATTGTCCAATATCGAGGTGACGTTTGCTAAGCTTCAGACGAGGCTGTATACCGGGGCGGTTCTAATTACATTTGTTATTACTACGGTAATAAATTTTATGGATGACATTATGTCACTAGGATAATAAGACTCCAAGGGGAATAATCTTATGGAAAATAATCAAGTTGAAAGTCAGACTCCGTACGCAAACCCGGAAGCCAACCCGGCCATGGAAAATTTGCAGGCTGCGGAACAATCTGTGACTGCAACTGCTGACGAAGTTAATGCAGCGGCGGAACGTGTAGCTTTTGAACGGTATGTTCAGGACCAAGGACAGACCATTCCTGAGAATTTTCAGGATGCTGGAGCTTGGTTTGATAGTTTAAAAGAAGCCCAGAAACAGTACACTCAGGCACGGCAGGAGATTGCTGATCTCAAGGGCCAGTACTCTGAGCAAGGTACGATAAATCCGGGTTATCAAGAAGATACTACTAATGCTGTGGAAACTCCTCAGACAAATGTAGAACCGACAGGTACGGAAGAGCTGAGACTTTCTTTGGAAGAACCCAAAGAAGCCCCAGTTCCCGAAGCACCGACGTTCAGTGATACGGACTGGGACAAGTGGGGTTACGAAATGAACACCACTGGTCAGTTGTCCGAAGAAACTGTGGCTGAAATCAAGGCAAAGACTAATTTCTCTGACCGTATGATTTCTGATTACATGTCTGGACAGAAGGCTAAGATGCGAGAAGCTTATGGTAAAGCTTCAAATATTGTGGGAAGTCAGGACAAGCTTGGTGATATTATGAAGTGGGCAGAAAGCTCCATGTCTCCTGAAGAGAGACTTAATATCAATGCTGGTCTTGCTTCTCCGGGGTATGAGGTTGTGCTGCGTGGATTGGCTGCTCAGTATGACCATGCAATGGCTCAGAAGCCTACGGCTAACGAGCCTGCACCTACGCCCAATAGGCAGCCTGTGGCAGAGACTCAGGTCTCTACACCTGCCTATACTACTCAAAGAGAATTTAAAGCGGATCGAAACAATCCTAGATACAGGACGGATCCAAAGTTTAGGGAAGCAGTTGAGGCCCGCATGATGCGGACTGACTGGAATAATCTTCCTCAGTAAGACGCAGGGGGCTGTCTTACGACATATCTAATTTATGATGGAGCTTAGGAGAGATTCTAAGCAGAAGGATAATCTAGAATGCTTTCCCATACAAAGGACTCGAAAGAATAATCCTAAGTGTGTTGCCCTTTCTTTTATTTAATTTTTAAAATATCTAATTGAAAGGATATTATTATGCCAGGTGATAGTTTTGGCGCTACTGGTGCTGGATTAGGTTATAGAATTACTTCCACAAACGACGATGCAACTCCGTCGACGAATGCGACGGGCGGTAAGCTTTGGCTTCCGATTTGGTCGGGTGAAGTTCTTCATGCCTATGATGAGTATAATGTTTTTGAGAGTCTTGTGGATCACAAGACGATTTCTAGTGGTCGGGAAATGCTTTTCCCCAGAACCGGTACTGTGGACCTGAAGGCCCAGTGGGGTGCTGGTGAAGAGCTTGTCGGTGGTGATGACACTAGGTCGAACCAGTTCAAGGTTTCCTTGGACAACCGTCCGATGGCTGCTCACTTCGAGCTTGACAACATCGACCTGATGGTTACCCAGTGGGAGTATCGCTCCGAGCTGGCACGTCAGGCCGGTCTCCGTCTTGCTAGTACCCGTGACAAGCAGATTGCTTCTTACATTGCACGAGCTGCATGTGAAAGTAAGCTGGCTAATGTCGATATGCCTTCGGAAGGTTACGGTGACACAGTAGTCAATGCTGGACTTGAATCCGCTATCAACAAGTTTGATGGTCAGGTCTACTGTGCTCCTGAGCTTCAGGCTGCTGGTGCTGACACTGGTGCTCAGTGGACTGCTAAGAATGCTGGCGGTATTGATGGTATTAGTACTGATGATACTATCACAGCTGCACACAGAACAACGGCAGCTCTTAAGATTCTTGAGTTAATCGAAGCTTGGATGGTTCACCTCCAGACGATCAACGCTCCTATGGGTCAGTGCTACTGTGCTGTTACGCCCAAGGCTTTCCAAGAGATTCGTGCTCTTGGTGTTGCTCGTGCTGCTGGTGACGTGATTAACGCACAGCCGATGTTCGGTGGTGTGGCTGAAGCTGGTGGTCTGGGTGCTCCGTTCACGCAGGGAATGTTTGGTCTTAACGATACTCTTACTTACATGGGAGTTATCATTATGAAGAGCAACCACTGTCCTGTTAGTAATTATGGCGCTGGCGATATTGGTGAAGGTGCCCAAGGTAAGCGTTATAACATGAAGTGGGGAACCGGCGGCGTTAAGGCTATTTGCTGGCAGCAGTCCGCTGTTGCTTCGCTGAGTCTTCAGGGTCTGAAGGTTGATACGGTGGATGATGTCCGTCGTAACACGACCTTCACGGTTGCGTCCATGATGGGCGGAACTGGCGTTCTCCGTCCGGAGCTCGCTGCTGTCTTTGTTACCGCAGATTCGTCTGACGCGACTGCCGGTACGATTACTAAGTTAGAATTTACCGACGCTGTTGCTGGTGGTACGTTCGACTCTGAGTACACTGAAGCCTAATCTAGGTTTCATATTTGATTATACTACTGTAAAGGTGGTGATTATAATCTACACCCCGGTCCCTTAATTGGGGCCGGGCGTGTTTTCTTTTACACAGGAGGTTCCTTATGGGTGCTATTACGAGAATCGATGCAGTCAACCAGATGTTACTGGCAGCAGGTGAATCATTGGTAGCCGATCTTGATGAGGCCTCCGGTGTTGACACAGGAATTGCTGAGTTTATGCTGGATAGAGCAACTGAAGACTTTCAGATGCGAGGGTTGACTGGCAATAAGTATGAAAAGAAGATGAA